GCCCCAGGGAGGTAACAGTGAATGGTGAACTTATTCCGGTCAGCGACTTGGCTGATTATCTATTCGGTGAAAGGAGCGCGAGAAATTACAAGCGCGCTTTACGTCTGGTGCAAAACGGAAGTATTCCTTCCATTAACACAGGCACTCGTTACTTTGTCACGAAGACTGAAGTCGAGAAATTCCTGGCATCGAATGCACAGCGGGACAGCAGTGATGGTGGAGCGTGATAAGGATTGGTGGACTGTACAAGCGTACGGTCCTATCAACCCTATCGTAGTGGTGTGCTCCGACTATCGCATGGCGCTCAAGAAACTATCTGCCGAGCTGGACAAGCAGTGTAATCAGTACCAGCTAGAGCAGCACTCGCCCGAGTGGTGGGATGCAGAGGCAGAGGATTTTAGCTATGAGTCCCAAGCGAAAGGTCGCTGATGGAAGCAACATCTGGCAGCGAATCCTCGATGAGCTAGGCTGGGATTCACCCGATCCCGGCCAGCTTACCGAAGATGAGATAGCCAGGCGCCTACAGATCAGCACAGGCGCAGCTATCAGGGCGCTTGAGTGGGCCTATGAAGATAACCTAGTTGGTTTTATTAGGTCCACGGATGGCACTGTAAAATGGCACCGCCGTATGCCTAGAAAGGCTATGATACGCCATGAAATATATGGGAAGCGTGACTACTGTTTGCGCTGCGATACGATTGGCGGTCATAAAGAGGGGTGCATACATGGCAAGTGACTTTGTTCGCAGAGGTTTGTTGAATGAACTTGCTGAAATGGGGTACGACGAGATAGCGCAGGAGATGGGATTGACTAAGGATCAGGTCTACTACGCTGAAAAAACAGGACTAGCAAAACTAAGAAAAAAACTTGCTAAGTACGAGGAGGATATAAGAGATGCTAGACAATCTGAACGACATGGACGTAATCAAGGATGCTATTCGCACACGGAAGATTGGCATCCGGGGGGATTGCGTGACATGCAAGCAAACGGCTGGAGTTAATCAGGAATTGATTCTCTTGCTAGAACAAATAGCTTCAAAGCAGCACATCGGGGATGCTTCAGATATGGCGAAGCGCGCACTCGATATCTTACTGAAATAGGGAGGCAACATGAGCCAGAAGAAACGTGTACTGACTTACCTCAAAGAAGGTAAGAAACTAACCAGGTTGAATGCCTGGGAAGAGCTTGGAATCATCGAGGCGCCAGCCCGCATATCCGAGCTGCGACTAGAAGGTCATAAGATCAAGTCAGATATGAAGACGGTGGTTAATCGCTACGGCGAACCCGTCCGCATCGCTGAATGGTCTATATGACTACTTGCCCTTAGGCTTTTTCTTTTTACCCTTGCCGTACATTATGCTTTCGCCTTGTTGCGTTTGCTGATTGCGGCAGCTTTTCTTTTAGCGTCCGCTTTTGAACTTGCGCCCCAAGCGCGCAAAGACAGTAATAAACGAGTTGGCTTACCCTTACTATCTCGCTCAGGACCAGGCATACCACCCATACGAGCAAGGAAACTAGCACGGCGAGGATTATCACCAGAACGAACAGGAGCGCGTAGGTTACTACCAGGATTCTCACGCTCATACGAACGACGGCCTCTTTCATTCAAGCCTCCCCTTGGATTTTTACCGGCTTTACGCTGCCATGCTGCCGACTTAGCCATTGTATCTCTCTCGCTTCCACGTCAGGTACTCTGCTGTTTCTTCGAGGTCAGCAAAGCAGGTTACTAATGTAGCCGGCGTCTTGGCTTGTGGGTCAATCACAGCGCCAATCGCATGGCCGTACTGCTGTTCATCATACCCCCTAGTCAGCGCGTAATCATCAAAGAATTTATAGCCACGCGCCCTGGCTAACCACGGGCAGGTGTCGATCTCTGGTAACTCTACCTGCGCCAATGCCCAGTTGTGCCGGTGTCCTGCAATGTAGAGGTGCGCGGTAGACCAGAACTTAGCCGCCTTCATCTGCGCGTGTAGCGGGTTCCATTGCGAGTGACCAGGCATATCATGCGCCATGTGGATGCGGCACTCTACACCGTTCTTAAACTGTAGCTGTACCCTGGCAGACCACTTCTCGTAGAGATGGTGCGGGCCTTTCATCCATTGCACCGGATCGCCCGAGCCAGACCACATATCATGGTTACCGGCAATCAGTAGCAGCGGGTCCATTTCTTCGATAAGCCATTCCACTAGCTGCCATGCCTGCGCTGCCGTCGTCTCTTGCTCTGAGTACAGCCGGGACAGTCTGCCTACCCAGTTGTTGATCTCATCGCCGAGCGAGCAGCCACGCATTCCTGGTGTATTCTTGATAATGTCCAGATCGCGCCTAAGAGTGGCCCAATCACAACCGCTGTCATCAATGTGAGGGTCACCCAGAAAAGCAAGCCCAATAGGTTTGTCAGTATCGACCTTAACATTGATCCACTTCCTCGCTTGTTTGGCCTTCTTCTTGCGCTCAAAGCCACGAGTCATACGCTCGATCAGCTCTTCGGTCGGCATTTCTTCGGTAGGTAGGTGAGGGATTTCGTAGTGATCGGCTTTATCTAAAGAGCCGCGCTTTTCTTCAAACTGCTTAACGCGCTTGGTAACGACCTCTCGGTCTATGCCTAGTATTTGGGCTGCAGCGCGGTAGCTACCAGCCTCTTTGTACGTTTTGTATGCTTCTAGTATTTCAGCATCACTGTATTCTGTTGCCATAGTGTCATCCTAGTCTTGCCATGCCCCAGTTCTAAGCTGCTCTACTAGCTCCAGCCCACGTAAGCCAACCTGGCTAAACCACTTGCTGTCCATTAACTCATCGGATGCTCGGTCCCAGTTGCCTTTCTCTGCGGCATCTAGCATGTTCTCGAACAGCGATAGTCTGGGCCAGCCCAGGTTAAAACATAGATTTACCATTACTGCTTGACGAGCCTCGTTCAGTTCATTCCACCAGGGGACGTTCCTGTTTAGCTCATCGACTACTACTTCAATATCGTTTTCTAAGAGCATCTCTATCTCGATGGTAGATAGCCCTCGGGCGCTAGTCAGTAATCTGCCCACGCCAATCGTAGGGTGTCCCTGTACGCGGGAACCCTTGCGAATCTCTCTGCCGGTAGCGTCATCGTAGACATACAGTCTCAAGCCCTCATGCCGCTTGAGCTGCTCGATTACTCTTTGAGTATTCATTACTTCTTGTTTTTGCTCAGTAAGTCCTTGTCGGCCTTGCGAGCGCCCCCTTTACCACTGACAAATGATTTTACGCGACCCATCGCCCACTGATGTGCAGATACCTTTGGACGACTACCGCTTGAATAGTATGCCCCCAGGCCACGCTTGTAGACCTTCTTCAATATGCTAGGACTGAAGCCCCCAGTGCTAGTGCCTTTAAATTCAGCCACGCGATCTCTCTCTCGATATGCGATCCATCTCGGCCTTTGTTAGCAGACCTTTGCGGTATCGCTCTGCCGTGCGCTTGATCTCTTTGCGTCTCGCTTCGGGATCTTTTGCACCTTTCGTGTACTTTACCGGAACTCCACCCTTCTTGGCTACCGGCTTGAATTTACGCATTGTGCTCTGTCTTTTGTCTTTTGCTAGTGACATGAATTTACCTCGCGTAACTGTATCTTATCGTACACCGAGTGTATGTTAAGAGGCGCAGATACCTCATGTCCTAGCTACCCCTTTGGTTTTTTCCCATGTACGCAGCGATCCAAGCCCCAACATGCCAAGCAGCACGGGCATCATCTCACTCAGGTCTAGTGGTGGAACGGTGATAGGGGATTCAGTGATAGTAAGTATAAAATTGCAAACAGGCACGAGCAAATAATTAGCCGCAAGACCGGCACAGCACACCCAGCCCACCATTGGGCGCCATCCGGCAACGAAGATCGAATGGCTTGTAGCCTCTTCTCGATTGACAGCGATTTGAGCCTGGGCAATCTCATGCGCTTGCTTCTCCGCTAGTGTGCTGATCTCGAACGCCAAGCGATGACGTTCATCGGCATCCGGTATGACCTTATCTAGCAGCGTAGATATTGGGCCAATCAGCTTATCTAACATAGTAGGTAGCGAGGCCAATGATCGACGAGATAAGAATCCAGATAAAGCGCTCTGCGATTTTCACGCTCTGCTCGTTATAACCGACAATGCCCTTCACGCTATCGAGGTCGCCTTCGTATTCATCGAGGCGATACTCAAGTCGGTCAATGCGAGCGCTGCCAGCCGTTAGCTTCTCATCAACCCTGGCGATCATCGTCATGGCTTCAGCCAGCTTATCTAGCTTGGTTTCGATCCTGTTAAGTCGTACCGCTTGATCGTCCATATCATCGAATCGGAGTAGTAGTGCCATGGCCCCGGCCAATCAGTCCCAAGCGTACCTTGCAGGTGCCTGAACCAAAGTCGCCTGTCTTGACGCCAATCTTATACTGAACTGCCTCTGGCTCATAGCCATACGTCTCAGTATCAGCAGTAAACGAGTCAACGTCTGTGAATGTAGTGCCATCCACGCCTGTTTGTCGCTGCACTGTGACTTCCGTGCCGCCAGCAATACCAGTGACAGAGACGTTAAAGTATCCCTGTATGGTAATCTCATCGCTGAATGTGTTCTGAGCTGTAATGTTCTTTGTTACTTCGCCTGACATGGTTTAGTCTCCTGCTGGCTCATATGAAGCTAGTGCTATTGCATCCGCTTCAGTGTTGTGTTCTTGATTGCAAAACACAGTTTTTACTTCTACAACTGTACCCTGCTCATCTGTCTCAATCACAATCCAATGATTGCCACTTTGTAATTCAGCTTGATATGCCATGATTGCACCTATAAGAATGTAAGATGAAAAGCGTGAGAAGCTCCTGATCTGTTCTCAACCTTCACCACGCCAGACTGAACGGCAACTGTGACCTTATTATCTGCCCCAGTAGTGCCATCGACATCAGAAGTTGTTACATTTAAATTCGAGCCTGTGCCAGTGGTAACTTTAGCGATTGCCAAAGAGCTACCGACATCAAAATGAATCATTCCAACAAAACTACTGCCGCCGGGGAATGCGCTCAAGGGGCCTAGGTTAATTAGCAAAAAGCCACCATTCATCGGTGGTGTAAATGATCCAACTGCATCGTCAGCGATGGTAGCCGTATTTGCACTCATCTTGTGGCCGTTGATCACAATGTCATTTTTAAGATAAATATCTTTGAATGAATTTGTGCTAGTCCCCAAGTCGGAAGTGTTGTCAGTAGAAACTGTTACATCACCTTCAATATCGACATCATTGAATGTTGGGTTTCGCCCGAAGATGCCGCCTAAATGTTTAATAGTCATATCAACCTCAAATTGATTTCTTTATGCGCCGCCAGAGTTGTCAGCAGACATATCCACAAACCCAAGCAATCGCCAAATTGTACCATCCTCACAGATCCATCGAGTCGTATCGCCGTCTGCTGTTACGATGTCAGTAGTGCCACCTTTCAAATTTGTGCCAGTTACATCAAAAGTAATTGCGCCTTTTGATATCACTGTAATTTCTTTGCCCGGTTCCCCGCCAGTAAAGTCAGTGATCGTAAGCGTACCCGTATCTGTGATACAGAATGTTCTGCCCGATACTGTTGGGTTGGTATCGCTTGCCGCCCAGGGACGCACAGACGCTCCTGCCGAAGATTGCAATCTTGCGGCATCAAACTCATCAGGATCAAATGCCAAGCCTTCTGTGCCAATGTAGCCACTAACAACGCATGACGATGTAGCATAGATGAGCGCGTCATTGTTTGTGTATGAGCCATCAACAGAAACCGATCCACCAAGCGTAATACTTTTAGCGGTCGATCCGAGTAGCTTGATAATGCTGTAAGGTCCGCCGCTTGCGTTATCACTTAGTACGTTCGCAAATGATCCATCAACATTTACGGTATCGACCGATCCCTCAAATCTAAATAAGTCACGTCGAACATCAGCTATAGATCCAGAGAAGTTAATGTTTTTTGAGGCATAAGATGAGTTGGTGATCATAAACTCTTTGGCCGTTGTATCGTTGTTTTTACCTAGATAGGTTCCACGAATAGATACATCGGTATACCCACCTCTCGCATCACCAAACGATATGTTGCTGTTGGCATCAAATACAGTATCGCTAATCCCTGTATGCAGATTGTCAAAGCTGGATCGCTTGATTGGGCCAAACATGATCATGCACGTCGTATCTATGATGTTCCCATCACAAAGGACGCCAGTGAAGTTTTCTTTCTGTGTGCCTACGTTACGAACAACAGTAGACGTTGATCCCATGCCATGAAATCGTGAGTTTCGGATGATGTAATTTCTAAGACCCGTTGTTGTCTTTTGATCGTCAAACTCGCCTTCTTGATATGCCGACTCTCTTTCTAGCTCAAGGCCAACTTTTACTTGGAAATGTTCACACGTATCAATGTATATGCCTCGACCAAAAATCTTGGTGGCGACTGTGGCGAACTGAAAGTTGCAGTTGTTGAATTCAGCATCAACATCTTCAAAGTTGTATTTTGCGGTCGGACTAAGAGCTAACGTATGAGTGCCGCTGCCTGTAGTTGTAATGTCAATCGCTGTGCCAGCATTGGCGTTGTCGAGTGTTGTTGCTAACTTGCACGTAGTAGAACTGACTCTAATGACAAAGTAGTCAGTCCCAGCGACCAATGGAGAGGGCAGTGTCGTTGTTGAAGATACGCGAACAATTTTGCCCGTCTGAGTAAAGAAGTCTGAGGAATGTGTCAGCACATCGGTAGACGTATCAACGGTAAAGGTACTCGTGATATTGGTCAGCTCAGACGAGTAAGGCACACGCGGCTTAGGATGAAGCTCAACCAAAGTGCCAGTACGATCATCTGTTGCATAGCCTTCAAATGATAAGTTTTCAAATGCTGGTGATTCAGAAGTACAGTCCATTAAAACTGTGTCTGTTGCCGAATCTAAAATGGCAATTGCTACTGGCTTGGCTCTTCGGACGCCTTGCGGACCTCGCCACTTAATGCCATTCCTATCGAGCGTGATTGTTTGCCCAACAACATATCTGCTAGTTCCACTTGAGTTAGCAGGAAAATCCAAAACAATGCTTTGGCTATTGAAGTATCGGAAAGACATATAAGCATCTGCATTGGTTATGGCGGTATAGTCATCTGTTACGCCGTCACCCTTAGCGCCAAATTGCTTGACGTTTACTATGCCATCAGAAAACAATCCTTTTGCTTGTCCGGTACTTCCTGTTAAATCTATATATGATCCGCCATCGGCTGTGCCTGTAGACGCGGCAACGATATCGTATTCATTAGCGCCACCATCCCCAGCGCTATAATACCCAAGCGTTTTTACTTTGTTGCCGACAAACAACCTTGTGGCCGACACCATTTCAGAAACAGAATTAAACGTATAAATAACGTCTTCACTTATCATTCTGTTTGGTACTTTCGTTAATGCCATATCAGCCTCTCAGTTTTGCCATTACCATCTTAATGGCGACAGTAGTGGGGATGAATTTCCAATTGTGAAACTGGTGTCCTAGCTCTTCCATCTGAACTTTGCTCACCCAGTCCTGGGTCCAGTTATCAATGTACATATCGCCAAAGCGTAGCACTGCATGGCCCCCGCCGTTCTTGGTTGTCACATAGCACAGCTTGGCCTCGAATATAAACAGCAGCATCCAGAATCTAAGCCATGACTTCTTGCAGATAACATAGAACAGCACAGACAGCGCATAGTCCTCGCAGTCGCCCTGATACTGGCCCAGCTCATCCAACCTCAACACGCGCCATGAGTCACGACCAAAGGCATCGTACTTGTAGCTGTATAGATTGTTGAAGTTAGTCAGGGTCATAGCTAAACCTCACTGCATATGACCAGCTAAGATTGTCGGATAAACAAATATAGTGCCGCCGGATCTATTTTCTATATAGATATTCCCATCAGTCACAGCCGCCAAATTGATTTTTGTATCTGTGCCAGTCGTACCCGATAAAGCAGACGTTCCAACAGTAGCATTAGCGCCATGAATTAATTCGCACTCAGCGCCGCCAGAATTTACATTAAAAAATATCATTGCCGAATAAGCTACATTGTTATTTGAGTTAACAACCAATATGCCTTGTTCTTGCGATGGAGCAAATGAAATAGCCGCATCATCAGATATGGCTGCCCTAGTCTCATAATTAAAGATTCTATCGTTAAATTGTCTGACTGCTGGACGATCATTTTGTACGTCTGCTCTAATAATCTCATCAATGTCATTAGATTGATCATCAGCATTAAAGACATAGACCCGTGTATTGCTCGGATCAACGGAGCTAGAAAGATTTAGCCATGACACATCACCAGTTACACCAGAAAAATCGCAATCACTTTCTATTGTCGCGGCATTAATCCAAACCCTAGACTCACCACTAATTCTAAAAATATCAAATGTGCTTTGTGTTGAATCAGCAGTGACACTATTCATATAAAAGTTATTAATAACAAAAGCAGAACCAGAGCCGCCAAGAGCAACACTTGCCGGAGCTGACGCCTGATATGTTAGCTCTTCAAGATAAAAATGATTGACTGTAATTCTGTTATCACTACTTAATATGATTGGTGTTGAACTTGAAGGATTCGCAAATTCAAAATTAATCGTATCTATAACGCCATGAACACCGCCCTGATACTCAAACAATCCAAGGCAGTCATTAGCAACCAAGCCAGATCCACGATCCCAGTTATTATTGATATATAACTGCTCTATCGTTTGACCAGAATTTGCGGCGTTATCTATCTGAAAGGCCCAGCCGGTAAAGTTTCTAATGTTTACGTTGACAAAAACATTGTTAAAAATGTTTGCAGTGCTGGTGCTGTTTTCACCGATTCCACCAAAACACTGATGAAGATATATATTCTCAAAAGTTGACCAAGCAGTATTCCCATCAAAATCATCAAACGCTATACAAAAAGCATTAGTATCTGTTGACGGAGGTAGAGAGCTATATTTTAACTGTAGCTCTTTAACCGTTATAAAAAGACCAGAGACATCAAGTATTGGCTTGCCTGTTGTTGAATAATCAAATTCAATAATTGACGAGTTGAGCGAATTGCCAATAATACCTTTGTTATCACCTATTGAAATTGAATCAGTAATTTTATAAGTGCCTGATGGCACATAAACATTTCCAGTTGTTATTGAGTCAATAGCCGCCTGAATAGCCGCAGTATCATCAGTCGTGCCATCACCAACAGCACCAAAGTCCTTGACGCTAACGCTTTCTCTTAGCTTGGCCTGTACTGTGCTATTAACTGCGCCAGTACCAGCGGGTGTATATACGATATTTTGTGATTGCGCTGTTTCTTGAAGTGCGCCCTCAACATTGTTCGATGTGTAGTAACCGCCTGAGTCAGTAATTGATACATTATTAGCACTAGCTGTGCCGATATCTGTTATGCGATAGTTCAGCACCTCGATGCTGGCATTGTCTGGCGGTGCCTCGGTAAAGGTTAGCGTAGTGCTGCTAATGCTGTAGGTATCACGCTCCTGGTAAACGCCATCAATGTAGATAGATACGCCAACACCCGCAGCGCCAGGATTAGACGCCAAGGTAAACGCCGTTGTAGAGCCATCGCCTGTCAATGCCTGCTGAGTAATGGATGTGGTTAAGCTGCTTGATGTAAACGGCTCGACGATGACATTGCCGGTAGCATCAAAGCCCAGCAGCGTATTAGCTCGATCTACGACGTTAGGCACCACATTGTTGATACCAGAGGTAACATCGCCATCGGGCAGCTTGATCGCATCCTCATCACGATTCTGCTGGGTCAGCATGGTCAGCTTATCAAGTGCATCTTCATGCGCTGCAGCTGGGAATGGATCGTTCTCTGTGTAATCAGTCTCTTGTGTATAAGGCAGTACGCGACGAATGATGACAGTGTTGCCGCTAGGTGGAGCTGTGACAAATGTGACATTTCCGCCAGAATCGCTACCTGCGCCCGATACAGTGTAATCAGTAGTCAGAGTTTGCGTGGTAGATACGCCAGTTGTATCGTTCTTGAGCGAGACGACAAGATCGCTGTCCGCGAATATCTTGAACGTATACGAAAACCCGGTCGTTGCACCGTTGCCGGAGTAGCTAACAGAGCTAGTGCTGCTGGATACTGTCATGTTTAGTCCTCAATAATTCCCTCAAACTCAGGAGCACGTCTGGGCGCTAGTTCACCTGGGCGCCACCAGTAATCCCGATTGTACTCTGTATATTCCTTTCGCATAAGGCGTCGATACTTCTTTTCCGCCTCCGGATCTGCCATCATTTCCAGTTGGTCAAACAAACCCTGCTTAAGCAAATGCACCTGCCAGGTACTAGGCGTATATCTTTCTGCTATCTGAGAAGCCTCTTTAAGGATGTGCGTTTCTTCGCCTTGCACTAACTCCCTAAAATTACCAAGAGTAAACTTAGCCGTGGTATCAAGTAGCTCACCTGCTGGACCTGTAAGAGTTTCACTTATCCCCCCGCCAAATCGGTTGACATCAGAGAATACAAAGTCACCCATGATTCCTAGGCCGCCGCCCTGCTGAAGCGCTGCCGCCCAAAACTCCGGTGTATTCATTGGTCTTGGGTCTTTGCCCTTAGCGATATCCTTAGCCTGGAGCGCAATAGCACCTAACGCCCATGTAGTTGCGAGCATGGCGCCAAAGTAGCCTGGCTTGAATCCAGAAGAGCCGAGCATACCAGCTCGATAAAAATGCGTAGTAGCAATCGTTAGCGGGAACGACTTAATCATAAACGCAGATCGCCATGCCTCGCCGGACACAGTTCCGCGCTGCAAGCCGCCAGTAGTAATGGCTCGCACTCTGGCATCCGGTGTGGGTACTGCGTAATCAACCTCAGACATAATCATCTGGTGAAACTTCTTGCCGCCTGGTTGCGTCATATCCGCATATACGCCGCCATTATGCTTAAGCAGTGTTGTACGCCTAAACTGCGCCCAATCAGCTTCCGTAATGTCGTAAGTCTGCATAGCGCGAATTAGGTTTGGATCTAGCTCGTTAAACTTTTTGCCAAAGTTTCTGCCCAACAAGCCAGCAAACTCGATGGTAAATGACTTTCTGCCGCCATCTGTCCAAGGCTTGAGTAGTGATGCGCGCATAACGCCTTCTGCTACTTTTGCAGTCATGCCAGTACCGTAGACATCGCCGTACCGATTGCTTGCGTGTGTCCTAGTAATCCAAGCCTCCGCGCCTAAACCAATCTGTGCAGCGATTCTTTGGCTTTCAATATCGCCTGGCGCCAGACTACGCAGCTGCCCCATGAGAATCTTCATGGCCGGCAATCCGTTCATCTTTGCCGTTAGTGTCTGAAAGCCCACATCAGATATCGACGACAAGAATGCGCTGCCTAACGTAGATGCGGTGATAACATTGCGGAATCCTTGGAAGAAGTCAGCAGTGCTCGTAATCTCGCCTTGATTTGTTTTGCCCGATACGACGTTAAACGTAGCCTCAACCATCTTCTTTTGGCTTGGCGTAAATAGCTTTTGTTTGTCGTAATACGCAAACATAGCCTTGTATGTATCGTTAGGGTTTGGCCCCATGCGCTCTAGTAGCGCAATATCGTTAGCGCTTGCTTCAAGGTAGTCAGTAAATATTGAGAACAGATCGCCACGCCCAAAGTCTTTTTGGTAATCAATGTATGAATCTGCTGTCTTAAAATAGAGAACACGGCGCTCAGATCCACGCCTAGACAGCTTTCTGCCCAGCCTTGGCACTGCTAAATCCTCTAGCTTATTGAGGCCATGTGTCGTAATTGACTCATATGAGTAGTTAAGTAAGTCATCAAGCTGTTTATCTGATAAAGGTTCGCCAGCATCATCAAGCATACGAGCACGATCTAACACGCCCTCACGCTTCATGTAATTTACCCAAGCTTCTTTGCCAGCATTCTGGACCGCTCTTGCATCATGGTGCTGCGGCATCAGGAACCTATCGTTCTTAGAAATAGCCGCGCCGTTCCTATTCTTTAGCTGGCGAATAAGCTCTGTAGTCTCTAGCCAGTCTTTGGCAGCCGCATTGATTACCGCGTCGTCAGTAGTCTCGCCATAAATAGCACGAACAAACTTTTGCAAGTTTTCTTCGTCAGTCAGAAAGCCCAAGCCTTTTGCGCGGAAGCGCTCTAGCATCTTGGCGTTCTTGGATTGCAGCAGGTTATTATAGTACCTACCCAGAAACTCTACGTTTTTGTAGCCAGCAGCGCCCCGGTTGTCCTTGGTCAACATCGCCATCATGCCGTAAAACGGGCCGTCAGGATGTTTAGATACGTCTTTTACTGCATCAGATAGGCGCACAGCCTGGAATGCCGCCTCTCTTTTCTCTCTAGAGATGGTGGCTATGTATTCATCGAGCACACGATCAGGCTCTACCGATTCGGTAAGTGCTTTCTTTACCTGGTCAGGCAGCTTTGCCGCTACCTTTGGCACACAGACATCAAAACTACTCACCGCGCACGCACCTCCGTAATGCTTCTGCACTTTCTAGCTGCTCATCGGCGCTCTTAATAATCGCCGGCGCGTCAAAGATAACATCATCGCCTATCTTGACGACTTGCTCTTCTGGCGACAGTCGCTCGTATGCCGCTATAGCCTCATCATAACTAGACTCAATATCAATTTCTTCCATCAACTCCCGCTCTCTTGAACTAACAACGGGCGCTCTTGGTGCGTCTGGATACTCTTCGTAGTATTGCTCGAATGTCCTGCTAGGCTGATATGACGAATAGCGTTGCGCTTCTAGTTCTTCAGCGTATCGCATACCTTCCATCATGCGCCGCGCAGCACTTTCTTTATAAATGTCTTCTAGTGTTCGCGCTGTAATGGTAACTGGCTCTCGAAAGGTGATGTTTAGTCCATCATCTTCGATGAATACATTGCGCTGCTTAAGATCATCAACGATCTCGCGGGTTGCGTTATATCCAATGCGCAAATGCTTCTGCAGCTTGCTAGTCGTAAACGCTTTGCCCTGCTTCTTTGCAAACGTCACAGCCTTCTTTGAATTGCCGGTTAGGTCTTTGGTTGGGTCTGCAAACTTCGACTCAATCTCTAAAACTTTCCCTTCTAGCGCATCAATCCTAGCCTGTACATCTGGGTCGGCATACATCTTGGGGTTGAAGGTCATCTGATCCACAAGATCTACTGCATCGTTTGCGCCAAACTTATCAGGACCATCTGCTCGGTTTATGTAGCCAGGTAAGATATCTTGTTGATCGACAATAAACTCGGCTAGCTCATCAGGCGTCATGCCCTCATTGCCGGCGCGCCAAAAACCAGGCTGAAAACCCTTTTTGAAGTTTTCTGGATCAATGCCATCATCGGCAAAGGCTTGCTTATTAAGGCCGCCCCTCGATCTAATTAGCCCTGCTATCTTTGGCTTTTTAGCAAGCTCTTTAGACTCTGACTCCAGCTTTCTTATCATTGAGTAGTAAGCGTCTATTTCTGACCTGTACTCGCCCTGCAAAAAACGTCGATACTCGTCGTCAATTAGTCTGTCAGGCGATGGTGGATTTGCCTCATCAAGCGCCTCTTGCAGCTCTTGAAACTCTCGCAATCCCCTATCTAGCTTTGCAAAATCTCTTTGCGGGCCAGTGCCTTTAGCGGCACCAGTCACATCCTCAAGCGCAGTAAGTGTATCGTCCTGCTCAGATAAGAATGGCGCTGGCTCGTCAGGCGCGTCAGGCCTAGGCTCGGTAAATGAATCTGCAAGCCCCTGCCTAAATTGACGAATGTATCCAGCAATGCCGCCGGTGATACCGCCAACAAGTGCGCCACCTACGGCAGCAGAGCCAATGGCTAGTAATGCCTGGTTAGATGAGTAAGGAGAGTCGATGCTGTCTTTGTGCGCCATGACAAATGGCTGAATGGCTAGCTCTGTGCCTGCTGTAAGCGCTGCTGTTCTGCCGGCAGTCCTTGTCGCGGCAGCTGCAACGCTCATGCCTCTTGCCATATTAGGCAGAGTGCCAATACCCATAGTCGCAACACTAAAAGGCTCTAACGCAAGGAATGTAGCGGTCGTACCGACAAATTGTGCAGATCCAGGGCCAGCAGCTAATACGCTTTGTGCATACTCGCGCTTTTTGCGCAGCATCTCTTTGCGCTCATTCTCAAGCTCTAAGTCTGTGGATATGTAGTTACGATACGGGCCTTCTGGATCTTCATTGAGATGTCTGGCGAGACGGTTCATGTCAAAGTCGCCATCGCCGTTTGTGTAATCTGCCTCACTAACAATGCCATTTTCAATCAGCTCAAGCGCTCTGTTTCTGTTGCGCTCATACATCTGCCGATTAAGAAGGCCAGATACAGATAGATTTTCGTCTACATTAGTACCGACCGCAGCTGAAAATGCGTTATACCAGCTTGGCGCTTCTTTGTAGGTATTAGGCTCGAATAGCCTTTGCCCTTGCTCAAACGCTATCCTGTCTTGGCGAGAAACAAACGACATATCACTCTTGCTCTTCTTGCAGTCTAGCTCGTTGACGTTGCGCCTTTGTTTGTATGCCCTCAATAATCGGCGCTGTTACCGATTGCGCTAGTTTGCGCTTTCCAAGGTAAATGCTTTCAAGAACATCCCGATAGGAAGTAAGGTATTCAGTAAGAAACGACCCTTCGTATATTTCCGACGCAGTAAGTGTTCTTTTGCGGGCAGGTAAGCCCAGCTTTTCACGTTGCCTTTGCGCCTTCTGTGCCATGTTGGGAAATATCCCATACAAACTTTGCTGAGACGGCAAGGTGTTTCGTAGCTCGTCAGTCATCTGAAACCGTAATGGCTGCCCGTTAGCCAGGGTAAATGCTGGCTGTCCATTTTCTAGCTGCGGTTCATACGTATTGCTTGATATGCTTCTTATCCTAGATCGCTTCAATACCGCTAGTGCGCCATTATCTCCACCATACTGATCTGGCGTAAATCCAATTAAGCCGTCTGGCGCTAAATACTCTAAAGTATCAACGCTAAACCGCTCAATTGCATTGTTGAAGTCATCTTCCTCCATGCCTCTTGGAAGCTGATAAGTAAAGTTGTTGTACGTACCAACGCCGCCAGTAACCGCATCAATTGACGCCTGAAACTCAGTAGTAACATCGTTGCCAATTTGTGTTTCGGGAGATGTTCTAACCTCTGCGTAATGAGCAAGCGCGGCCCTAAAAACGATTGCATCATTTTCGCCAAAGCTGCCAGGCAATTCGTACAAGTCACCGACTTTGTTTTTGTAGATGGAGTACAGTTCGTTTTTGTTAGGTAAAGGCACACCCTGATCTATTTTGAACTGGCCCTGAAAAATTGCAGTAGCGACCGGAATGTCGTTTACGGCACCAGCCATGGCGAACTGGCTGGCTTTGCCCCTGCCTTGCCCAGCAAGCTGCTCCCATATTTGCGGGTACTTATCAGCGACCATTGAAAATGCTTGCGCGTCTTTTACCAACATCATTGGCGATGCTTCGCTTAGGTATGCAGCAAACTGAGAGGCCTCTTGATCTGTTAGTACATTTTGCTCAAACAGCATCTTGCCAGTGACCTCATCGACACCTACTGAAGCGGCAATAGCATTCATTTCTTGGATTCGTCGTGGGATAGATTCGCCAAGATTTGCAAAATCAAAAGGCTCTACGTTGACAATTTTGCGCTCCGATAAGAAGTCTAGGGCATCGCCTTTCTCGAATGCCGTAACCATCTTGTCTCGATACTCTTCGATGTTCTGTTGACTTTGCGCTAAGTAACCTAACTCTTGTGCTGTAAGCCCCGCTGTAGGCTCAGCTTTAACTTGATCGAGTAATTTATCAACGCCAGCCAGTGTGCCAGTATTGTTAAGTATCTGGACGTTCTTGTTACCTGCCAAGATGTCATCAAAGTCTCTGGCATCAGCTTCAGTGCCAAAGGCTTTTAGCTGAAGGTTTACATCATCTAGCTGTTCTTGAGGGACTTCCATGCCGGTAGCAATAACATCACGCAGCGATCCAAGGTCATCCTTTAGCTTGGCTCTAGCAGCCTTTAATTCGTCATTACGTTTTGAAAGCACTCCGCTAGCAGCGCCTATAAGTTGACGTCGCTCTGTTGGATCAAACCGCTGATCGTCACGAATACGATTAACAAAGGCTTCTGCTTCTTCTGGCGTCTTAATTCTATTGACGACATTGATCTCACGCTCGTACTGAACGTCTTTAACCATCTGAGCAGATCGCTTTGCGACATCCTCATCGGTCATCAATCCCTTATCTTCGAGATCAATATAAATCTTTTCGAGATCAGCTAATGCCCTGGTGCTAGTAGCAAAATCGCCATTGATCGCTTCGTCCCTGAGCGTCATCTCTCGTTTGGCAGATTCGCCAACAAGCGCATCTAATCGTCCTGCATTGGCATCTGCCCTGACGCCTACACGCTTGGAGATGGCATAACGATCAAGGCTAAGCGACAATTCCTGTTGCTGTATAGGATCTTCAAATCGCTGCGGTATCTTGTTCTGTATGCTTTGAACGGCGCTATCGAAAAAGTCTTCTCGCTTCTCTGGTGGTTGCAAAGCAGCCTCTTCAGCAGCAAGCGTTACCTCTTCCATGTATTCGTTTGTAAATTGCTCGTTCTGAAGATCGCGCTGTATCTTTGCTTCTAGCTCTGCCGCCTCTCTCTGTCTGCGGTTTAACTCAAGCGCTGTGTCGCCTACCTGCTCAGCCAGTGCGCCCATCGCCCTAGCTTCTGCCGCACCAAAAGCTTCTGGTGTAGCGCGAACACGCATAGGTCTCGCACCTACATCAGCCGCTAATCCTGTTTGCGCTTGATATGTTGGTACTTTCACTTCAGTCTCCCATTCCCGCTATTTGGGCGCCGCCTCTTAGCAGCGATCCGGCAGCCTGGTAGTAACTCGCTTTTTGTGCTGATCGGCCCATCATGCGATCAAGGCGACCTTGCAGTCTTTGCTCGGTTGCAGACTCTAGCGCCTGTTGCTCGCCAATAGATGCGTTATAGCGACGTAGCGCAATCTCGGTATCGGCTTCTCTAGCGTTGTCTAAAAGAACTTGTAATGGCGTACCGCCGGTAGCCACGAATCCGTTATACCGAAACGCCTGGGCTGCCGTTGCTTGTAGGTCGGCAAAGTTATCTCGAAAGCGATTGATGTCAAACTCAGATGAGCGCTTAATCTGCTCCGCCTGTTGCTCTGCTACCTTGGCATTACGCTCTGCCATGTTTGCATTGAACTGACCTGCCGCCCTAGCTGCAGCGCCTTGCTGCACAGCAGCGCTGGCACTCAAAAGCGAGGTGCCTGCTACAAGTGTTGCTGTTATTGGATCTGCCATAAGTTACCTATCAAACGTCTGCAATCGAGGATAGATAGACAGAATTGTCAGCGGTAAAGGCTGATCCTGTTTGACGACCACAAACCCATCGTTATTGTAGCCGCCAGGAAACTCGATAAATTTGTCACCAGTATACAATGGAACGGGTTGATCCATAGCCATACTAGACTTCCTAAAGGGAATAAGATCCAAATCATCTTCGGATGGACCTATTTCCACGCCCACAGAATTCAATACCCGGATATCAAGATCACTAATCCGCTTGTTCTTGGCCTGAGCTGTACCTTCAGTACCGCCTGCTTCTATCCGCATCGTTTGCAAAATTGAGTCATAAGGTAACCCAATGTGTGCTTTGGTAACAGATCGGTCAAGCGTAACGCTACCAGAAGAAACAACCTTATCTGGATGTGTGGCGCCGTTAGCCAAGATAGAAACAGTCTGCCCTTCTAGATGGTCAAGCCCGCTAATCGTTGTAGCCAACTGAGTGACTGTTTCGCCGTCAGCATGAGCTGATGCAATGCTGCCATCCTGTGCTCGCGTACACTTGATAAGATCATTTCCGCTCTTGGCTCCGTATGCAATGATCTCGTTGCGTATTCTTACTTTGCCAGATGCGCTAAAGCTAGATGCGTCATCTAAGGAAATCGTAACGCTTGACGCTCCAATACCGCCGTCTAGTGTTGATGTGACGCCGGTATACGTCAGACCAGCATCTACATAGAATGCGTCCTCTACGTTCGTGCCAAAGTCGATAGGCTTGAGTCGCTCTACGTGGCGCACATTACTGCCATTGATAGTACGGCGAACCGCAACATATACCTCTTCTTCGGTGCGCTCACCACTAGATATAGAGGCAACGCTTTCTACAAACCCGTAGTCATAGGTCGTGCCGCCATCAGTCAACGTGCCGCCTAGCTGGTGCTCATGCCAGGCAACTACGTCTTCTTCGCGTCGATAGGTCATAGCGACTAGCTTGCCATCTTCTAGCACACACCATACGACGTTGTTTGGCTCTTGCTGATAGGCCATCTCTTTGATCTTGCCTTCAGTGATGTGCTCTGCCAGTAGCGTCATGTCTGGTGCAATGTACGAATCCACATCGAAGTTATACACAAGCTCTCGCAGCTTGCGCTGCTCTCGCTGTACGAATAGCGCAGTAGAGCCAATGACTAGCGGCTGTATGTCGGCGCTGCCGTACTTGGCCTGCTGCTTGATCTGGGTGTTTAGCGGCGTGATAGGCGCATCTACCGAGCCAGCACGTACCGCAAACTCACCACCCGAGGTGCCAACCAGCAGCACCTTAGATGAGGTCAGATAACGAATGACGTTTACCTGGTTAGATCCAATCGTGTAGATCAGCGCGCTGTCATCAGCTACGCCGGCAGTGAAGTTTGTGTAGTCCCCGCTTACCGAGAAATACAGCGTTTGTGGCTGAAGTGTTGTATTTGCAAAGACTAGTCGCTGCTCAAAGAACGCAACACACGCAGGGTAGCCAGTCGTATCAGAGAACGCGCCCATCTGATACTCGTCATCGGCAATCAGATCGCCGCTTATCGTGACGCTCTGGCCTTCATTCTGGAAGTGTACGTCGTTACTTGTGGATAACGTGATAATGCTGTCACTTACCGCAACAATGAGAGCGTTAGAGAAGTTATTGCCATTGACTAAAGAGCCATTGGTAGAGCTTCCACTACCTGTTGCATCTTTCCGTGTGGCTGGATCAAGAAGATCAAACTTTGTGTCTGGGGTGGTTGAATCTAACTCAACTTCAAAAAAGAAATCATTAATTACTGACGATGGCGTTGTTGGAAAGCTGACAGTGACTCCAGTAGACCCTGTAAATTTAACTAAATCGCCATTAATTAAATTATGAGGCCCATCAGTTGTAACCGTAATCTTTGATCCACTGGTTGATATGCTAGAGATGCCTATATTAGCCGAGCCGCTTGCGCTGATACGCATACCAACCTTAAAGCCCTGGCTGATAAAATGACCGGAGCTGTCCTCGATAAAGTCATTGTGCGCTAGGCCAGTAGCATCAGGGTCGCCTTCATGGAAGCTGATTGTGGTCGCAGTAAAGCTAGGCTCTAGCTCTTCTTCTAGCTCATCATTCTCAAGAACCGTAGCGGTTACTGAGGTGCTTTGTGTTGCATCAAGTGCATTGGTTGCGTCTGCAGTTACGACACCACCAGGACTCTCAAACGAAACTCCGTTAGTCCATGTGCTTCCTATAACGGTATCGACAACTAGAGAGCTTGCACCTACCGAGATGATTATCGCTGTAGATCCAGCGCCTGGGCCAGTCGTAGTAATTTGTTGTCCAGGAGAAAACGTGCCGCCGGATAGGTTTGTAAAGCCTAATGTGTATCGCAGCGAGTCTATTTGCGCGTAGCCATGATGGAGCTTGATAAATCTGCCAGTGCTTAACGATGCACCCACGTCACTAGATTTGAAGAAGTTAGATACGCTTGATGTGATGCCTACGGTGCCTGTTCTGCCATCAGCTAACAGTGTTGAGCCATCAAACACCGGGTCCAGAAACGGGCCTCGACGAAACTCAATATTGCTGATAGTCCACGCATCGTGATCTGTTCGCGTGATCTGCCGAGGTGGGTGATCGGGATGCACGATATACATGGTGTCGGCAGACTGCGTGAACTTTAATCCCGGTAATTGAGCTGCTGAGTATTGTGTAACAACTTCGATCGGGCTTCCCCCGCCATCTACAACGATTCCACCATCTTTATAAATTCTGAATCTGCCAGATGAAAACTCCAGCACATACGTCTGCTCGACGTTAAACTCGAACGGTATTAGTCGCAGGGCAACTGAGCCGGAGCTTCTTCCTATAGCAATGTGTTCTGTGCCGGGACGACGTGTAACGCCACCCTGTGGGAAGGTCAGGAAGTTTTGTAGTTTCTTACAGCCGTTAAAATACTTCGCTAGATCGGTCCGGCCATCAAGCCTGGGCGATAGCTCACCAGCAGTAAAGTTAGTGAACGGCGCACTTGATTTCGCCATGCCTAGAACCTCGATCTAATAAATGTATCTGCCTCGATAGCGCCAGCATCAGAGACGCTTGTAATGCTTGCGGGAGTGCCTTCGGTAGCGCTAACGAATCGTGCTTCCTTGAGCTTGTCTTCGTAGGTAATACGCATCTGCTGGGCTAGGCTGTTACTGCCTACTAGTGGATACGCAACATCCGCAGCGATAGCAGCGACTAGAGTTTCGATGAGCAGAGAGTCGTACTCGCTAGTATCGGTGATACGCGCCAGGTAGACGAGATCAACCGTATCTTCGTCGCAGAGAATCTTGCGACCTTCAAGTCGGTAGGGGATGTCGTGATAGCGGAGATACAGAACACGCAAGCAGTAAGGATCAGCAGGTAACGTGAAAGCGTTATCAAATTCAAAAGCTGGCTTAACTGCATCGGGTGCAAGCGTTACTCTGCGCGTTAGTGCTTTCCAAGGATGCGCCCGGAAAACGGAATCTCGAATGTATTCGTATCGCTGGTTGCAGATACGAGCAGCCTTACTATCTTCGGTAAGACTTAGAATATTGGATGCGCCAATCTGATTGAGCGCGCTGTTACAAATGTCAACGATAGATGCTGCCATTAGTGGATACTCTCTAAATCCTCACTAGGCACAAATTCTATATCGCCTACGGCTAATCTGCCATCCATCAGAAACAGATAAGCAAATTGGTTGGCATCTTCCTGTGTCTCGAAACCGTCAATCGCAATCAATACGGCGTAGGTTCCGTCCTCGCTTTCGGCAACGTGTACTGCAAGCGTGGTATCCATACAGACTCCAGGGAAGAAAGGGGGGCAAAGCCCCCCGTTAGCTTTAGTCAGTAACGTACTGAACTACCATTACGATATCACCAGCCTGAGCACCAGAAACGGTGGCAGTCTGAGTGAGTGCA